AGAGATTATTAAACAGGAGAAACAAGAAATGTTAAACGGATATAAAACCTATATTGGTATTGCAATTAGTGTGGTTAGTGCATTAGCAGCAGCTTTTGGTAAAGACTGGGGCATTGACTGGGCTGGTTTTGAAGTAGCCGTAACGGCTGCGGTTGGTGCAATCATCTCAGTTTATGGCTATCTTAAGAAAGACCCTAAAGTATAATGAAATGGTTTGGCATACTTGTCGAATTGGTCGGAGCAGCATACAAAGCTATTAAGGAAAGGATCAATCAACGTGATAGAAATAAACTTGAAGCTAATCCTGCTGAGTGGTTTGATGATCACTTTGGTGGGGTGTCAGACGAATCTAGTAACTCCAAGACCAACGAAGCCGACACTTCAAATTCAGAAACAAAGTGATGGTGGTATCTGCTTAGATAGAGATAACACTAAAGCATTAGGTAACTATATACTTAAACTAGAGAATAGATAAAGATGACATACTTAGAGATAGTAAACAAAGTTCTGCTAAAGCTTAGAGAGAATACAGTTACTTCTGTAAGTGAGACTCCGCACTCTCAACTTATAGGTGAGTTAGTTAATGATGTTAAGACTGAGATGGAAGAAGCTTGGAACTGGGAAGGTCTAAGAACCATTAAGACTGTCCTCACTGTAAACGGAACATCTAACTATACCATAACAGGGACAAACTCTGGAACTAGGTTACTAGATATATGGAATAATACAGAAGATTTTTTCTTGAAGGAGCGTCCTAGGGACTGGTTTGTTAGTAAGTTAAGAGGAGCAAACCCAACTACAGGAGAACCTTTCTATTATGCTATTAATGGTAGGAGTTCTTCAGGTGAACTTAACATGGATGTATATCCTATACCTGATCAAGAGTATTCAATACAAGTAAACTGTGTTGTACCCCAAGCAGAACTATCCTTAGATTCTACAGAAGTATTAATTTCTGGAGACATAATAGCTGAAGGAGTAGTAGCTAGAGCCATCTCTGAACGAGGAGATGATGGTGGGTTCATGGAACAAGAGCAAAGATTTCGTTCTAGATTAAGTGATGCTATCTCTATAGAAGCAGGTCGACATTCAACAGAAATTATTTGGGGAGCCTGTTAATGCCAGGACAGTTACAAGCCGTATCCAATGCAACACTGGGCTTCTTGGGTTTAAACACGCAAGAGGCTGGTGTCACTTTAGATAGTGGTTATGCAACTAAGGCTATTAATTGTATCATTGATAAATCAGGTAGACTTGGTAGTCGTAGAGGATGGAGTATGCTTACTACTACACCTGGAGATTTAGGGACTACCGCAACTATTGATAGTATGTTTGAGTTCCTAGACGAAGATAGAATATCAACTATATTTTCAGCAGGTAATGGCAAGCTATATACAGGAACTACAACACTAACAACAACACCTATCTATGACGTAGAATCAGCAGGTGTTTCAGCGGAGCTAGCTACTCAGCCTACCTATACAACGAACAGATGGCAGTTTGCACAGCTAGCAGATGGTACTGGTGTAGGTGGTAACATGCATGGTTTTGCAGCACAGAATGGTGCTGCTATGTTAGTCTACAGACGAGAGAATGATGTAGGTTCATACAAGTGGCAGACACTAGGCACAGCAGGTTATGGTGCTGTACCTACTGGAGTTACTACTTGTGATCCTGACACAGTACTATCAGCTTATGGCAGAATCTGGATCGCAGGAATTACTGGTGCAGAGTCACAGATCTTTTATAGTCAACTACTCGATGGAACTGCCTTCACTGGTACTGGTAGTGGTACATTAAATGTAGCTGCTGTAGTTGGAAACAATGATGAGGTTGTAGGACTAGCATCACACAATGGATTCTTAATCGTCTTCTGTAAACATAATATTGTAATCTACCAGAATGCAGATGATCCTACTAATATAGCACTACAAGATGTTATTACAGGAGTTGGCTGTATTGCAAGAGATACTATTCAGACTACAGGTAATGATTTAATTTTCTTATCTGATGCTGGGTTGATGAGTCTTAAAAGAATTATAACAGAAAAATCCTTACCAATGAGAGAGTTGTCTCTTAACATTAGAGACGATCTAATCAGTTATATTGCAGGCGAAGATAAGTCTACTATAAGAAGTATATACTATGAGAGAGATGGGTTCTACCTCCTAGTACTACCAGGACTTAAAGACATAATATACTTTGATTTGCGTAAGTTACTAGAAAACGGATCTGCTCGTACTACCATATGGTCTGGGCTTACCCCTAAAGCACTACTAGAGACCGAAGATAATACATTATATTATGGTGAGGCTGGAGGTATTGCTAGATATACTGGGTATACAGATGATGGTGAAGGGTACCGTATGGAATACTTTACTCAGAACACAGACATTGGTGCTCCTAATAGGCTTAAGATATTAAAGAAGACTAAAGCAATTCTTATTGCATCTGGTACTCAAGATATAGTTTTTAAATATGGTTTTGATTATAACACTGTATTTGAATCACGTACCTATACTAAAGACTTTACTGGAGGTAGCTCTGAGTACAATTTAGCAGAGTATAATATAAATGAATTTACTGCAGGTACAGCTATTAATGAATTACAATTAAATATAGGAGGCTCTGGGAAGTTCTTACAGTTCGGAGTAGAGGTTCCAATTGAGGGAGCACCTGTAGCAATTCAACAATTAACTGTATATTTTAAAATGGGAAGAGTAAACTAAATGGCTAACTATGTTAAAGCAACTAACTTCTTTGCAAAGGATGCCTTGCTCACAGGTGATCCTGCTAAGATAATTAAAGGGTCAGAGATAGATGCTGAGTTTAATGCTATCTCTACGGCAATAGGAACTAAGACTGACTCAAATAGTCCAACGTTTACTGGAGTTCCATTAGCACCAACAGCATCAGCAGGTACTAACAACACACAAATAGCTACTACAGCTTTTGCTATAGCTAATGGATTTCCTGCTGGTGGTATTATTATGTGGTCAGGCTCTGAGGGAACTATTCCTTCTGGATTTACACTATGTGATGGTACTGCAGGTACTCCTGACTTAAGAGATAGATTTGTAGTTGGTGCTGGAACTGGAAGCTCTTACTCTGTTGGAGATACTGGAGGAAGTAAAGATGCAGTCAACGTATCACATTCTCACTCTGTATCTGGAATAACTTATACAAGATTTAGTTCTGCTGCAATGGGGATTGTTGCTGGTGCAGGATCAGTTACTGTTCCTTCTCCAGGAACTTCGGGGTGGTTACTCACTGGACGTAATGATGGTGGTGGACGTAGTATTAATTTTAGTACTGCTACAACAACTGCAGGTGGAGGTACAATATCTACTGAGGGCGTGACAGGTACTGATGCCAATTTACCACCATACTATGCACTATGTTATATTATGAAACTATAAACTATGATGTCAAGTTAGCTATACCTGTACACTTAGATGTACTATGGTCTATCTACTTTGACTACACTGATCAGGGAATCTTTTGTCATATAGATTTTCATAAGTGGAACAAGGAAGCAAGAAAGAAAGTAGTGCCAGCAATATACGAATTAGCAAGTAAACAGGCTCTACCTGTATATGTAGAGATTTATGACAGAGAAGATGAGAAGTATATTAAGTTTGTAAAATTAGTAGGCTTCACAAAGGCACAGTATATAACGGAAGAAGGTAATGATGTTTACATTTGGAGAAAACTATGAGTAAGAAGAAGAAACCGCCTAGGTTAAGATTCCAATCTACCAATCTTAGTACAGGTTTTGGAACAAGCTCGTATGATCCAAGGTCAGGGCAGGTAAAAGGTACACTAGATCCTAGGTTAGCCGCACAGAGGGATGAATTTTACGATGCAGGTGAGGCTGCACTTGAGGGTGCTGACTGGTATGCTCAACTTGGGGATGACTACTTAGAGTATGGAGCAGGGTTGTTTGACCAGGCTTCTGGCTATGATGTAGGAGAAGCTCGTGATGCATATTATTCTGACATGCTTGGTTCTCTTGATATGTCAAGGGATCAGCGTAAGTCTCAGCTGAATGATGGCTTGTTTAGAACAGGCAGGCTTGGTGCTGGCGTAGGAGTTGAGGGCGGTGGTTACATTAACCCTGAACAGTTTGCAGAGTCTATGGCTATTAACCAACAGAATCAACAGTTGTGGATGCAGTCAGAAGATAGAGCCTTATCACAACAAGATAGATTATTTGCTAACGCTCAGAGAGCTCAAGGGCAAGGATCTGCTTTAGGTATGATACCTTATGAACAAGCTGCTCAGAGTATTGGCTATGGTACAGGACTTGAAGGACTGAATCAACAAAACCTACAGACACTAGGACAGTTCTCTCAGCTACAACAAGGATGGCAATCAGCAGAGCAACAAGCTAATGCAGCTAGAGCTGCTGCTTCTGGTGGTGGTTTTGGTAGTTCATTACTGGGTTCAGTAGCTAATGCTGGATTAAACTATATGTCTGGTGGTGGCTGGGCTGCTTTAGGTTCATCGGCTGCGGGTCTATTTAGTGGTGGTGGAGTAATAGGTGGCGGAGGAGGTGCCTCTGGAGTAGGTGGTATGTTTGGCTATGGTAGTGGAGCAGACAGTATGTTTGGCTATGCACCCCCTAACTTTGGTGGTGGAACAATAGGGCCTCAATGGTAATTGGAGAATAGAATGGCAAAAGCACAACCTTTAATAAGCTCACTCTTCGGGTTAGGAAGAGAACAAGTCCAACAATTTAGGCAGCAGCAAGGAGCTGAGTTTGGAGATAAGATGGCTAGCCTACAAGCTAATTCATCTGATGCTACTAACTGGGCACTAGCTGGAAGATTAGGACAAGGCTTAGTCGGAGCAGGTCTTAGCTTGTTTGGAATAGAAGATCCAATGGCTAAGCGTGGTGAAGCTCTTAATAGTGTTGCTCAACGTACACAGGCTCAACTTGGAGATAAAGTACAAGATCCTAGTCTGTTCTATCCTATGCTTGCTAAGAATTTATTTGAAGCTGGTTTTTCTCAAGAGGCTCTCCAGGTTACTGAAGAAGGCCAGAATAAGATTAACGAATTTGCTGAGGTAAATGCTAACATTGAGTATAAACAGAGTGCAGGGAAGTATCAACAAGCATTAATAGCAGCACAAGAACGTGAGGCTAACGAGGCTAAAGTTACTAGACAAGGTAGAGTTGCTTATGGTGCTCTGAATGCATTTGAAAATGATTCATTGGCTAGTGATCCTGCAGCTGCAGATAAGTTTTGGAGTGCTACTATTAAAAGATTAGACGCTTCTGGGTTTGATACATCTATGATGGCTGACCTACCTGTTGATCAAAGGAAAGTAGCACTAGAAAACATAGTAAATTCCTCTATGTCTGAAAGTAATAGTGCTAAGCAAGAGATAGCCGCTATTAAACAGATTGCTTTAATGGATAAGTATGCTAAAGATGAAGAGTATAAAAACAACAAAGCTATGTATCAAGAGAAGATTCTTGAACTTAGAGAGAAAGCACTTGATGAGAAGATAAGTTATAATGAAAAGAAACACTTACTTGCTCAGGTGAACTCCTTAGAAAATAAAGCAGAGGTAGAAGAGAAGAAGAAAGCTGGTAGAGAACGTGGCTATATCCTACAAAAAGTAGGTTTGTCTGAGAGTAATAAATCAGTAAGGCAGTTCTTGAACAGTGAGATAGGTTTGACTAGAGAAGAGTCTGTTAACTACACTAGCACATTTAATGCTTTATACAGAAAATACTTAACTACTTATGAAGATGGGTATCCTAAGTATGATCCTTATGTTGCAGAGGAAATGGCTAAGGATGAGATTCGTAGTATGGTAGAGACAGACAAGGGTTTCTTTAAGGATAAGGTAAAACTAAATACAGCTCCTAAGAAACAAGCGCCTATTAAATTAGATTAAGGATTTAAATGCCAGTATATGAGTACAAAGGTATTGAGTATGACATTAATACTACAGATGCTACTGAAGCTAAAGCCAAGATATTAAAGCATCTTGGTACAGCAACGTCTAAAGAAGAGGTACCTACTCAAGGACCAACTGTGTCTCAAGACCTTCCTCCTGCAGAAGCAGTTACTGAAGAAGATCTTCTAGGGAAAACTTCATATGCTTACGGTACTAACTACCGTAACTATAATAAGCTAGCAAATAAGATGCCTTTTGAAGAACGCCCTACATCCGTTACAGAAATGGTACAGATGACTGAGCGTAATATTGATTTACTTACTAAGCAGATAGCTAACCCTAACGAGCCTAACTATAAGTATGCGTTACCTCAATGGCAAGCAGAGTTAGAGAAAGAAACTAAGAATCTAAATCTACTACGTTCCAAGTTAGCTAGCGAACCTACTGAGACTAAAGAGACCCCTCAGCCTGTACCTACACCTGATCAAGAGATGCCTGAACAATTCTCTTTTATAGAGAGGTTAGGTGCTGAAGCTATATCTGGAGGAGAATTCTTCTTAGGTATGCCTGAATGGGGTGCTGGAATTATCTACAGTGGTGTGATTCATCCTGTTGGTAGTGTGCTAGGGAATCTTGCAGCTCGAGCTAAGACAGGTGATACAAGTCTACCTCTAATTGATTGGGAGCAGGGTAAGACTGATGCTGTAAGAATAGTATCTCCTTTAGGTAATCTAAAAAAACCTATGCAGATGATTGCTGAGGCAACAGGTCTTGAGGAAGCAGTACCAGAGACAGGTATTAATAGAAGTCTAGGTAAAATTTCTGAGTTCCTAGAAGGGGCTGCTGTAGGGATTGAGAAGGCCACAGGTATACCTAAAGCTGGATCAATGGCTGTAATTGAAACAGCAATGATTACTGGTATTCCAGGAGTTAGGGCAGCTAAATCTAAAGTAAGTAAAACAGTAGAGAGTGCCAAAGAAACTATTGCACCTAAGAGTGAGGCTACTGCTGCTAATCCTATAGTTAAAACAGAACCAGTAAAGCCTACTGAAAAAGTAGTAACTGACTTAGATGTTCCTGCTGTTGAAGCTTCTTACAAAGCTATAGATGACTCACTATATAAAATAGATAACTTAAGTAAGTTAGACCAGACTGAGATGGTTACATTAGATAAGCGTCTCAAAGAACTTAATGTTCCTGAAGCTTTACAAGAGAAGTTTAGACGGTATGATGAAGGTTTTGCTGAGGGTGCAGAGTTAATCCCTGCTAAGTTATATGAGAAGCAGAAGCTAATTAATGATATCTTTGCTGAAAATAAAAGAATCATAGCAGAGAAAGATCCTGCTCAGTTCCGTAAACTCCAAGAAAACAAGATGGAGATAGAGAGGCTTCGTGAAGAGAAGTTAGCTATTGAAGCTACTAGAACTAAAAAGGAAGAGCTTACTCGGACTGAACGAGAGCTCTATGAAATGTTCTATGAGCCTATGAAAACTGAGATTATTAAAATCTCTGATTACTTATCTAAGCAGGGTAGAATCCCTGAGTTTGGTAGGGTGGATAACTTTGCTCCACGTAAACTGAAGACCAACCCAAAAGATAAATCAATATGGCAGCATTATAAAGAAGCAATTATAGGTAGAGATTTTACTGATGTTAAAAATGATGTGTATAACATCCCTAATGCAGGTAAGTCTCGCGACTTATTTGTTATGGAAGACGCGGTCAATCCTGGGAAAAGAGAAGTAGTTTCTATTAAAGAGATTAGTAAGGATGGCACTGATATGGTCCAGGTGTTTTACCCTGGACGACGTAGACGCTGGGAAGAGCGTGTTAAAAATGGAGAACGAATAACTCAAGATTTTGTTTACAATCTTCCTGCTGGAACTAAGATTACTTCTGGATCAGAACTAGCTGGGTTAGGTAAGATTGCTGAGGCTACTGTAGCTGAGTTAGAAAGAACTACTGGTAAGCAATACGAGAAGAACTATGCTATGGTTTTAGCAGACAAGCTAGGCCAGTTGAGGAAGCAGGCACGTTTACATGAGTATGAGAAGGCCCTACTAGAGGCCAAGGATGTGGCTTGGAAACCTAAGAAGATTACTGATGTACCTCCTGAAGGATTCTCTAAATTAGAGTTTACTAATGAGATGCCTTTAACTGAAGGGTATTACTTCCCTGAAAGAATTAAAGAAGTACTTGATGATTATAACCGTCCAGTACAGAAGACTGCTATAAATAAAATTAACAATGCTTTAGTTACTAATATGATGTTGGTCCCTATAGCTCACATGCATAACGAGTTGTTTCACTGGGGTGTAACTAGAGGAGCTTCTGGTTTTGTTAATCCTAAAAGATTACTTGAGTTAACTAAGACTCTACCTGCGGCAATTAAGGAGGTCCAGTCTAGAGGTGAGGTATACAAAGAGATTCTACGTGAAGGTGGATCTACTATGTCTGCTAACATTAGGAACTCTATCTACCTAGATGAGATGTTTAATAATAGTTTAAATACTATGGTTAAAGAACCTGGCTTTAAGGAAGTTGCTAAAGCTGTAGGAGTAGCTCCTGCTAAGTTATATCGTAAGATAGCATTAGGTTCTAACAAAGCTATGTGGGTAGTACGTGATATAATGACTACCCAATTAATCATGGAGAAGAAGCTTCATAATAAAGGCATGACTACAGCAGAAGCTATCAGATCTACTGAACGACATATGCCTAACTATAGGTTAGGTAGTCGGGTGATAACTCAACGTCCTATTGGTAGACAACTTAATAAAGTATTAGGTAATAGGGCAGCATTTCTATTTGCTAGGTATCATGCAGGTATGGTAGGGTCAGCTAAGAATGTTGTCATGGATATGCTTGGAAAGAATCCAGAACTTTCTAAATCTAAATCATTTGTAGAGGGACTTGACTCTGCCTTAGCATTAGGTGTTGCTATGGCTGTAGTTTATCCACTACTGGATGATGTAGCAGGAATGATTGCTGATGTATTTGATGCTGATGGTAAGATTGAGAAGGCTAAATTTAGACGAGCTGGGGTAGCTCACGTGTTTGATGTGATTAAAGATATAGCTAAGAGTGAGAAAGATCAGTATGCTCTAGCCTCTATCTTAGTGACACCATCACCTGTATTACAAGTAGCAGTTGAAACAGCATTCAATAAAGAACTATATAACAATAGGAATGTATTTAATATAGAGGATGAACTAGAACCTATAGCTATAGATTATATGGGATACTTAGCTAGGAAGGTACCACAAGCTTCGCAAGCAATGCAAGCTACTAATGAGGACTATGGTACTGGATGGGCTGGTATTCTTTTAAGGAACTTCTTTGATATTAAAACTCAGACAGGCGATCAGCTAGATAGAATTGAAGAGCAGGTTAATAGAAGGAAGACTGCTGCTGAAAACAGGAAGTGGGATGATCTCTAGAAATTAAAAAGCCCCGCAAGGTTGCCCTTCTTCGAGAGGGGTGCGGGGCATGTTGTTTACTTATTCATTACATACATTGTAACTTCAAAGCCAAAACGCATTTCTGTTGCTGATGGTGATGTCCACATAATTTCTCCTTTACTTTCTATCATAGAAATGAACAATCATTATACCATAAATAATAATAAATAGAATCAGTATAATCATGAGATATCTATAATCACAGTAAGGATTGCTAAGTACAGTACAAAGACTTTACTCTCCTGATGTGCTATGTACTCAAATCCTATAGCTGCACCAGACATAAAGTAATATCTAAAGCTCACATGAACCTCCCGCACAAGCTAGGTTCTCTGCTTGAACTGTATTATCCTCAACCTCAACAACCTCGTTGATGTCTATGTCCTGTAAGAAACCATACAACCTATTGAACTCTTCTTCAGTACAGTCAGTGAATGGTGCTTGAACATAACTACCACCATCGTAAGGTAACACAGAGATACCAGTGTAATCACCACGATTAATCCACATCCAATCACCACACATATCCCACTCATCCTCTTTCAATGAGATGGTACAGCTTACGTTGTGTCGATTAGCTCCATCAACATGACCTTCTTTAACCCATTCAAGATTGAATCGCTTAACTCTCTCTAGTAAATCAAGATAACTTTCAGTACGTAACCTTGCACCTTCGGGTGCTTTCTGTGGGAATGAGATCACTGCCTCTATATGTGGTTTATACTTACAATCCTCAATCAGTTCTGGAACTTTCTCTTTTAGATATGCATACAGAGGCTCATTCTTACCTACTCTCATACGTCTAATGTAGTAATCATTATGCCATGCATGTATACCACTAGAACTACCTAGTACTAATGATGTAGTACCTGCAGGTTTAACAGTAGTGATACGTGCTGCTGGATTAATTCCAATAGCTCTAGCAATTATATTATTAATATCTTTAGCAATGTTAGCTGCTTCTACTAAGTCTAGATTCTCTACTGTACCACTAGCAATACCTGTCATGCTTACACCAAGCAGAGCATCCTTCTCTGTATTCTCTTTCCATATGTTACGTAGATAATGAAAGTCTGTATACCCTGCTTGTAGAGTAGCTATAATAGTAGCTGCAGTTACTCTCAAGTTTAGATCTGTTTGGTCTACAATATCTGAAGCATTGATTTCTACTAGATTACAGTACTGATTAGGACGTAGTGCAATCTCAGCACATGGATTAGTACCCCAGTCATAGTCATTAGTCCAGAAGATTCCAGGTTCTCCAGCTCCTGAGTCTTGTACCTTCTGCCATACTGCATCAAACTGTTCCTTAGTAGTATGTTCTCTATGTAAAACTACAGAGTTGTTAGCTCTACCACGTTGAGGATTTAATTCATACCATGCACCAGCTTTAGCTGATAACATATCCATGTCATCCCAATCAAACAGAGCAATCATAGCAGCTCTACGAATACCACCTGATAGCACAGCATCTGCAATGTGACACATCATGTCATGAGCTTCAATAGGCTTAAGCTTACGTCCTATAGCCCCATTAAGTACAGCACGTAGATGATCTAGACAGATACGTAATGGATCAGGACCAGGGGCTTTGCCCCCTGATGTAACTAACCTAGCACCCTTATGTCTAATGTCTCTAAAGTCAAACACAGGATCACTCTTACCTTGTGTATACGCCTTGACTAGTATCTTAACAGAGTCAGCCCAGCCCTCTATAGAGTCACCAATTAAGAATCGTCTTGTCTTTTCTGTAGGCCCTACTACTGTAGGTAGCTGGTTAACGTGTCTCTTTTGTACTGAGTAACCAACACCACTACCTCCTAGTAGGTTGAACATAGTCTCACTAAACACAGCGGGATGCTCTGCTGTTGTGAATGCACAGTTGAATATCCTATTGTTAGATAACTCAATAGGTCTACCTCCAAACTGTAGGCTACGCATAGATGGTAGTACTTTCTTTCTATACACGTAATCGTAAGCCTCATCAATCATCTGCTCAAGCTTAGGGTATTTTTTAATATGCATCTTTTTATTCCGACGGACTAGCTCGTGCCAGGTCTCACGCCTGTTCTGTTCAGGTACGTACTTAGCATACTTATTGAACACAGTTATATCACTTAGTATTGCTTGACTCTTATCCAATTAATTCTCCTTATAAATCTAATGTTTCAATAATACTTTGGGCATTATCCTCTACCTTCCATAGGAAGGCATGGACTATATCATGTGTTGTTAAGTTGAGTAGTTCAATGATGTCGACTTCATCTACTTGTTCTGATATCTTCTCAGCCAATTCCGAGGTGGTCATCATCATCATCTTCCTCCAACAAAAAATGTAACTTAGCTAAAGCATTCCAAGCTTCATGTGCTGCATGTAGCAGACCAGTCTCTTGGTCATAGTATTCACCACTAGCTTCAAGTAGCATGTGCCTATACTTAGCATCATTGTATCTATTTAACCCATTAGGTACCTCTTTCCATCCGTCAGGTGTATACTTTAATGCACCAAAGGTTCCAACTTTAGAAACTTCAAGTAAAGCCTTAGCAAATCCACCAACTACTAGACCTGCTTTAATCTTACCATCATCTAACTTAGCACCTGATTCATGTTGATCTTTACCATTAGGATCTTTATCTATCCATTGTACTTGTGTCATTACTGTACTCCTACTGTTCTATATTGTTTACGATTAAGGATCTTATTATCTCTAAACCATTTACCACAAGGTTTACAACGATAGCGCTGATACTGAGATGAGACTGCCCGATACTTACCACGCTTCTGATAATGTGTACTACCACAATTAGGACAGACTAAGCTATCATTTACTGTACCATGTATAGAATGATTTGCATGATTTGGAATCCATCCTTTGATCTTATTGTATAATTGCTCAGTAACTATAATGTCCTGCTTGTTATACTCTAGCATAGTATTCCATGCTTTATCATCATCTTTAATACATCCTATCCATGTATCAAATCCACCTGGATCTGACTTAAGATTTAATCTCAGTGATCTAGATACATAGTCTAGTTTGTTAGAAGGAAACTTAAAGATACGTTTGACTGTATCAAGTAAATCAATCTGCTTATATGGTGAAGGAGGTTTGTATCCCTTTTCTAAGAACTCCCTATTGATATGTGGTATGTCAAACTTCTTACCATTATAGTGAAGGACAGCATCAGCTTCGTTAAGAAGATTCCATAGATCTTTCAGCTTTGTCTTCTCACGATTCTGAAATATTTTATCCTCTCCTACCCACTTAGCTGTCCAACATAACATGTATGTAGGTCTGACTAACTGTTTGATAGAGACATTCTGGTCCCACATACCCCACACATATGCAAGGTTAGGGGCTGTTTCTATATCTAAGACTAATATTTTCAACTGATTGTCCCTCCAGTTTCTTTATGTTCAAACAAATCTAGTTGGGCTGCCTCAGTATCTACTTTAATAAAGCCTTTAAGAATTAAATCATGAAGACCATGCTGCATTATCTGAGATGCTTCTTCTTCTGTCATATAGTATTCAAAGTCACATGAGCCATCATCATGCCTTTTAAAGTTTCTAATCTCCATTAGTACATATCCTCCGTATTAAATACTGGTGTAAATTTATCAGCAAACAACTGATAATCAAGAGGACTACCATCACTAAGTACGAACTGAAGTATGATTACTTCTTTGTTCTGGTACACATGTCCTCTAGTCCAGCATCCTTTGATCTTCTCACCAGTAGGTGTATTCTCTGCTGTTGCTACCCAGCTATGTCCTGAACCTTTACAGCTTTCAGTAGTTAGCGTGAGTAGTATATCAGGTGTATACCTATGCTCAAACCTTTCAGGTAATGGAGCACCCTCTGCTCTTGCCTGGGTAACATTTCCCATAATAAAACCTAGGCTCACACAAGCAACAATCAAGACTGCAACTACAATTTTATTTATCATCTTTTATCCTTTTCAAAAGAGTTTGTAAACTTCTCATCCAGCCTCTCCTAAAGTCTAACCAGTACCATCCATTCTTTTCAGACCACTCTGCATAGGTAGTCTTAGATCTCTTGGTTATCTTATTACTAGGGTTCTGGAATAAGAATATAATTATAACTTCTGGATTACAATCACGAAACCATTCCATTTTCTGTCGTGTCTGTAGGTCCAGCTTCCCTTTAGCTTCTATGTAGATAGACTCACTAAGCTTAAAGTCAGGAATGTAAACTCTTTCTTTAGCTGGTTGTCTGAAAGGGATCTTATCGGGTTCATACTTTACATCAGGAAACTTCCCAATCAGGGCTTTCTATGCT